AACCTTATCGCCAATGTAAGCCTCCTAAACCACCCACTAAGAAGAGTAAATACTATCTACGTGAGTCTTTTGAATATATTAAAAATCAAGCTAAATGGAATGCAGCCAAACACTATTGTGAATTGAATAACATGGAATTTAAACTGATTACTGAAAAAGAGTTAGGTAAGTATTAACTACTAAACGCCAAGTGTTGTCTTCTTTTCAATTTACCACCTGTATCTAACGGACTCATAAGTGAAGCATTATTATTTAATGTTGATGTTGATACTGCATTTGTAGGCATACTTACAACTATAGGACCACTACTACTAGTATCACCACTTTGATTTAGAATTTTTGTCTTTTCTGTGATTATTGTTCTATCATCTAAAATAGTTGTACTAGAACCTTTTAAATCAATAGGGTCTTCTACTATTACTGGTTCACTCGCTTTCATACTAGCAGCGTAACTCTCTCTAAATGCTTCTCCTGGAGATAGACCGCCTGGTAATATTGCCTTAACAGCTGCAACGCCACCGGCTGCAAGTGCTCTAAATATTCTGCCCATATCAAATAGTTTTGCACCAAGGCCTTCAAAGTCAAACTCAAATAATCCAAAGAACCAATCTTTAACTTTAGTAATCAGTCCTTCTTCGCCAAAGAAGAAATCTTTTAAACTAAATGGTTTATCGGGGTCACCAAATCCAAATATGTCTTTGATGAAGTTAACTGCCAAATCTATTGGCAATGATAATGTTGTTAAGAAGAAACTACCTGCACCACTGAACAATGCACCAAATCCACTTTTAATTCTTTCCCAATCTAAAGTAAATAGACCTGTAACTACATCTACAATACCACCAATTACTTTATTAAAGCTAGCTGTAATGTTTTCACCAAATGCTACAACAGCAGCACCTAAGTTTTCTAAACCAAGATATGATAATGCCATACCTATCATGTCTGTAATTAATCTTACAAAGTTACCAATAAATCCATCTACAATACCTACTACTGCACCTCTGATACCATCTACAATAGAACCTGTTTCTTCATACTCTTTCATAAATCCTGTTACACCATCAAATACACCCATTATCAATGTGATTGGCAAGAATAGTTTACCTATTACTTTACCAATTGATTTCAATGGACCCATTATTTTTGATAATGCTCCGCCTTCTTTACCACCTGCACCACCAAATAAACTTTTTATTGAATTCATAACTGGTTCAAATGTTGTCTTGATGTTTGTCATTGCACTTCTGATAGAACCACCAATTGCTTTAAGAGCTTTGTTCTCTGTAATTGCAAGTTTAAAGGCAGTAAACTTTTCTTTGATACTTATTCCTAGTAAGGTCATTTGCATTTGAGCACCTATTAACGGACCTCTTACTGCTGCCTTAACAGCTTTAAGTGTATCATCAAACGTTGACGGCATTTTAAACAACTTTGGAAATTTGACTGACGTTGCTGCTATAGCTGCCTTTACGTTCTTTAAAATCTGTGGAGCAAAACCAAGTGTACCAATAGTACCAACACCTTTTACAAAGGTTGCCATTGCTCTGATAGATTTAAGTTGTTGAGGTAATCTTAGAATTTCATCTGCATTGATAGCAGTCATAAAAGCGGCTAAAGCCGTAAGACCAGCTATTTTACCAAGACTCGGCATTGATTTACCGTCACCGCCATCTCCACCTAAACCACCAGCCTTGGCAGGCATAGGGCCTATAAATTCTTTCTCTTTCTCTGTCGCTTGGTCTCTTAGTCGGTTAAACTTTTCTTTGTCAAACGAAAACATATCTTTCATTGTTTGTAACAATGTAGCTGTATCTTTTGAGGACTTTTTGTTGATTTTTCTGATATCTTCTAGTAGTGAAATACTACCTCCACCATCACCGCCACCAACTACTGCACCTGCACCACCTGTAATGGCAGAACCTACAGCCATTTGTGCCGACTGTATGGATGCTAGTAATGAACCTCTTGTTTTGCCTTCGTTATCAGCCATCTATTTTTTACCTTTACTTGAACCTGTATATAGACCAAACCAAGCCGCACCAGCACCAACAACGATACTGATTAACCCACTCTGTTCCATAGTTGGAGCAGATAAGTCCATATACCATATTACACATTTATATAGTAATACAATGTAAACTGTTAGAAACAATCTAGGGAATATTCTCCAAGCGTCAATAGCTCTTGCCATATGTATTAGTTTAGCATATGGGTTGATACCTAAATCTTTAATAGATGTATCAACTTCTAAATCAACTTGTATTTTCTGTTTTGGTTCTGCAATCTTTATTTCTTGTTTTGTTTCTTCTGTTGACATAAACTTCTCCCGTTGTTTACTTTCTTTGTTTCTGCTCTTGTTCTCTTCGTCTATCTTTTTCTTCTTTGATATGTGCCACCAATAGGTTGACATATATCTCCCTCTCCCATGGCACCATATTCTCCAACTCTGTTAAAGAATATTTATGATGTTGCATTAAAGCAAAGTTGACCTGGAATAAATTTTCTAGGTTGTCATGTGAGAGGGCGATACGAAAAAACTTGCTAACCCTTGCAACTTAACTTTACTTTTCACTTTTGTTTTAGGATTCTCAACTTCAACTTCATGCATTAACTTAGGCATTGTGTTAAAGAAGTTTTGAATCTTATTAAATGCGTCACTTGATAAAGTATCAATAAAACTATTCATTTCTTCTTTTGAATAGTCTTTTGCATGATGTATCTCTTCACCATCAACAATCTGCGAAACTGAACCTGCAATTATATCAAATAGTTGGTTCGTTTGTAGTTTGTTTGCGTCTGTTGTCGGGTCAAAACTATCAATCGTAGGATATTGCATAATCATTCTAATTTTGTCATTAACAACAATCTCAGTAGAGTGTGCGTCATCTACTTGTACGTCAACAGTTGATAAATCTAACTCAATACTTGTGTAAGTCTCATTATCATCTGGACATAAAATCTTTAGTTTTGCAATCTCACCAACTGACTTAGCACGAATATTTAAAAATATGTACTCTAAATCAAATGTTGGCATTGCCTCAACACTAATAACATCAAATGTACATGTCCGTACAATGTCTTTTAATGCATTTGTAATCTGTTTATTGTCTTCACTTTCTAATGCCATCAATAACAGTTTTTCTTCTTTGACTAGAAAAGGTCTAAACTTTACTAGGACACCTGAGGAAGGTAGACTCAATTCATATGTCGCTGTTTCTAATATGGGTAATGCCATAATATTATCTCCTTAGTTTAATTATAAAAATGGTGGAAATACTCTTCCGCCTGTAATTTTACCAATTGGTAAGTTACGTTTAGCAGTAGACAACACTTGTCTGCCTGCTCTTTGTATTTCTGGTGGCAATCTATTCAATATGCCTCCAAATAATCCAAATTCTTTGCTTGGTTTAATACTTGGTAAGTCACCAAATGATTGACCAACTGTTGCGTTATTAACCTGGTCTATTGTTAGGTTTCTCCAGTGTCTAAAGTTCAATGTAATCGGTACATTAACTACTTCGTTAGCAGAACCATATCCCATGCCATATGAACCAATAGTTTGTGGATAGACTTCGTACAATCTTACTGCATATGTTACTCTGTCTCTATCTTTCTCACTACTAAATGAGCCTAACTGCATGATATCCATAGTACCAACATAATCATCATAGAAATTCATGTCGTGTGTCTGAATATTAAAAATCTTTTTCTGCCAATTCTCAAAGAATAGTCTTTGTCTTAAAAACTTATCTCCATAAAATGACATTGCTAATTCACCACTAAAAGAATATGCATAAGGCATTCTTCTTTGAGGTCCGTACTGTTGACTAGCTGCTGTGTTAACATCTCTACTTGGCATAGTAACTGAATTACACATCATGCCAACATTTCTTTTTGTGTTTGCTGATTCTAAATCGTTTGAACCACCTGAACCTACACCGCCACCAAATTCACTTGCCATAACTTCTTGTTCAGTGTATATCTTTTGAGGTGGTTGAATGACAACCATATATCTAGTTGGTCTTGCCATACCCTCACCTTGATTTATCTCTGCAATAAATCGGTTGATTGTACTCTCGCCTTGACCTACTTGACCGCCTTGTTTGAAACGTGGGTCGCCGTTGATATTATTCATAGAACGGTCTCTTGGTAGACCAATTCTAATGTC